CCACCAGATGCGGCCGCAGTTGCGGATAAGCTTCCACTCAAAGCAATACTAGAAACATCTACCCAATAATAACTTCTTCCATCGTAAGTATATTGAAATTGAATATCGGTGGAAGTGTCATACCAAATATCACCAACATTTGGATTAGCTGGTTTTGTATTTGAGGTGGTTAAAATTGGGTTTTTTACAATTGAAACACCGTTAGCTGTAATTTTATTTGTAATTGAATCAAATTTTAAATTCGGACTAATAAAATCTGCAGCACTTTTTCCAGTTATAACTGGTTGCATAGACACATAATACGTTGATGTATTATTGGCTGAAATAGTTTGAAGTGAAGAATTAGTTAATGACATATTATAAGGTTGTCAAAGTAAATGTACCATCAATAAATCGAGATGGACTAGTATATGATAATACAGTCATACCCGGAGCTGATGGTGGATTTGATATAGTGGCTCCTCCTGGATTACTCACATTGGCATAAACCGCCAATGGCAAAGCTAAAATAACAATGCCGCTTCCTCCATTGGCAGCCATTTGACATCCAGAGGGCGCTCCGCCACCGCCGCCACCGCCACCCGTGTTTAAAGTACCAGCCACGGCTCTTGTAGGACAACCTCCGCCACGGCCACCGCCACCTGGACCTCCTGCTCCGAAAGTTGCTGACGGTGCCCAGACAGGAAAATTGCCGCCACCGCCTCCGCCACCGTAAGTGGTGGCAGTAAATGGCCAAGTGTATCCAGGTCCACCAGTACCATTACCTACAGCAGGACCAAAACAAGGAGCAGGATTGCCCCGAGGATTTCCGTTACCACCTGTGCCTCCGGCTCCACCGCCACCAGCTCCAGAAGCTAGTGAAAAGTTGCTTGCAGGTATAGATCCACCCGGATAACCTTGTGAACCCGCTACGTTATAACCTGGACTACCAAAAGCTCTAGAAAGGTTAATTGGAGTATTATAACCATATCCGCCACCGCCCGAACCGCCGCAAGCTGGATGAGCAACCGGAAATGTAGTAACAGGATTTGCCTGATTTCCACCGGCTCCACCACCACCACCTCTAGATGTTATACCACAAACACCATATCCAGAAATACTACTATTATTTCCTGCCATACCGGGGTTTGATCCAGGAGCCGGGGCCGCTACGCCAACTCCGCCTTGTCCACCGCCACCAACAACAATAGTATAAACACTCTGGCCGTATAATATCGTAGAACCTGTTAGTACTCCGCCACCTCCACCACCACTGCCCGATGTGGTTCCATTAGTTGGACCTCCGCCTCCTCCTCCTCCAGCCACTACTAGATACTGCACTGCGCCTAACGGTGTAGGCGGTAAGATAATGGGCGGCGGTATTATAATTCCACCAAAAGTAACACCAGAAATATCTATCCAAAAATAATTTAATCCATCAAAAATGTATTGAAAAGTAATATCTGAAGTAGTATCATACCAAATATCACCAACATTTGGATTGGTTGGTTTAGTACCACTAGCGGTGTTTTTTGCACCAATAGTACTATTGTTTAATAGAAATTCGTTTGTAGAAGATTTGAATGTAAGTTTTGGGCTTACAAATTTTGATGTAGATTTACCACAAATGACCGGTTGCATAGACACATAATACGTTGATGTATCATTGTTTGCAACCGGTATAACAGGACGAAATGGTTTCAACAAAGACATAAGGAATTCCTTACGCCTGAGCTTCGTTCCATGACATGCGGGTTTGAATGAAACCTGCCGCCGGACTAATGTTCTGAGCAACAATAGTCAATACGTCAGGTCCATCGGGGTAAATACCAATATTTGTATTTGCCGTACCGCCACCATTAATACTGTGACCCAAAGCAAGCAACTGTGTTAAGTCTTGCTGAGTTGTCTGATATGTACCTTGTTGTGTATTCAAGTAGAAACCGAATACAGGTTCACCAGTATTTTGTAGGACAAAAGTACCGTTAGAATGGAAAACATATTGTGTCAAACTTGAACCACCTACGTTGAGCCAAGTATTAGTTGAATTATTTGCCGTAGAATTCAAGAAAATAGTCATCAACATACCTTGATTACAATAAACGTCTAACTGATATGGTAACAACTGCATACGATTAATAATTTCACGAATACCTAAGGCCTGACCAGGAATACCACTACTAGCAGAAGGTGCAATACGGAAACTCATCAATGCTACGTTAGCGCCAGGTTGTACAAGTTGTGGAATTTGCATACCTTTGGTGAAAATGAATGATTTATCGGTTGAAAAACCACCATCCATAATTGCAGAAGTACCCCAATGGTTTACTTCAGGACCAAATTGAATTGAGTGTTGCTCAACTGCTGTTTGTGCCGTTGCAGAAAATGTAAATGTTTGTGCTACGTTGGCCATTGGCAAGAATGCTGCATTTGATGCCAAAGTCATTGCAGTCGTAGGTGCATAACTTAATGTAATTGATGTGTTTGGAACAAATGAAGTTACATAAGTTTGTGGAGGAATATTAGCACCAACAACATATTGGCCAACTTGAATACCGGTTGTACCATTTGAAGCAGCAAGAACTATTCTATTATTACCAGCAGTTGTTGTAAAGAAAATACTAGTGTTGCCTGGTTGGCCTCTTGTCAAACCTGTAAATGATGTATCTGTTTTACCAGTATAATTTACAAATTCAACTTGTGTAGGTCCTTTAATTGCAACCATACCTGTATTTGCAAAGCCTGTTGTGCTACCCACATTAATAGTTGTATCAGTAGCAGTTAAGTTGGTACCTACACCAGATGCACCACCTAACATATAAGTTACTTTGCCGTATGTACTAGTTTCATAACGACCAGGTAAGTTACCTGAACGCATATAAGCAAGATAGTTGACGTTGTTATTAATCATCTTGTGGCAGTAAACAACATCACCTGTTGGACCACGAACACCCCAACGAACAAATCCAGCACCATACCAAGAATAGTCAATATAGAACATTTGCATTTTGGTCAAATCAATATTGTAACCTGATGGACCTGTTCCGTCTAAACGGTCAATGTTAAATTGAGATTGAGGAATTTTTATATCAATAACTTTTGAACATTGAGCTTGAATTGTATTGGATAGACCTCGATATTGTGGAGAAACAGTTAAGCTGGTATCAGAAATAATTGTTTGTACACGATAAGACATACCTTTAATAACAATAAAATCTCCAACAGATACTTGTTTATTAAATAGTGTACCTGTTCCTGTAATGTAAGAAGAACCAGAATTTGCCGCAATCACCCCAGATAATTGAAATGTTGCATTACGTTTTACGGCAGACAATGTTTGGCCATCATATTCCCAAAATAAACCGTTTTGTGAATCAAAAATACCAATACGATTTTGAGAACCATTCCAAGAGTTAGCAGAACCATAATAAATTCCGCTTGCTACGTTAACTGATGGTGCTGTTGTAGGAACATAACTAAATGTGTATGGCGTCACTACGTCTTGAATTGTGTACGCACCATTGTATCCGGATTCATTAACACCAGAAATGAATATGCCAACACCTGGTTGAATATTGTGTGGATCTTTTGTCGTAACATAAACAACGCCGTTAGCCGATGAATATGTAATACCATCTAAGTTAAACTGTGGCTTTAATGTTGTACCAGTAGACATCTGAATACCTTTACCAGATTGGTAACGGAAATATCTACGAGTTTGACGAATGTATGATTGATTATGTGAAGCAGCGTTAGTAGAGAATCGAACACCGCCATCAAATGGTCTGTGTAATGCTTGACCTTGTGGTCGAACATATAGTGTACCACCTGTTAAAGCACCAACAGAAGGACCACCTGTTTGCTGAATAAAGTTAAATGTATTTTGTGAAATAATTGAAGAAACGGTATAAGAACCATTTGGTGCTCCTGATGTAGCAGCAGTTACACCAGTAAGAGCAACTTCATTACCAATTGTTAAACCATGTGGTTGTTGTGTTGTTACAGTAACAGTATTACCTAATGCACCAGAAGTTTGAGCAGAAACAGTTATGTTGGTTAATGCAATAGCAGAGTTACTAAAAATACCACCACGATAAATGTTAGTTACGCCGTTATTAAAGATTGATTGTTGGCCCACACCAGTAAAATAAAATTTACCAGTATAACTAAATGTTGATCCGGTATTTGCATCAACAATATAGACACCATCAGCACCAGCATATAAAGAATCGCCAACAAACACGGCAGAACCTACGGCCGGTGGAGATGTTGTATAAACTGTATAAGTTCTCGATGAATTATTTGCTTGAATATCAGCAATACTAATAGCACCAGTAGCAGTATCATAGTAACCAAAAGGACGATTATTAATTAATGCTAATTGTTCCCATTTGGTTGTTTGAATTGAGTACTCATAGTCGGTATCAATTAAACTTTGTGGAGTAGAAACACGAAGCTTGTTAATTGGATCCAAATATGATTCAGAAGGAGTAAATTTCTCATCATATTCATCAACAACAATTTGTAATTTGTCTGTAGCCGTTAAACCAGAAGTATTGTAACTTAATACAATAGTTGTAGTAACTACACCAGTTGTTGGATCGGTAGCAATTACATAAGAAGTAGTTGTTAAATTAGGATCCGAAAAATTAAAAAGAACTTGGTTTGTGGTAACGTTGGTAATTAATGTTAGACGTTCTTTTGGAATAGCTTTAGGAATAACAATAGTTCTTGTCGATGGTGTAAATGTGTAGTAAGTTTCAAGTATTGCTTTGCGTGCCATGGTAGCTCCAGTAAATTAGGAATTGGTTATTATCTATTTATATGCCCATTAAAATGTCAAGTGGCTTGAATGGGTAGGTTTTGGCGGTGGCCATAGGCGCACCAAATTGACTTCTAATTAGTACTTGGGAGTTCTGTGGAAGACTGTCCGCAAACTTTATGTATCCGTTTGATGTTGGGTGACGAGAAGCGTCTATTGTGTAACCCCTAGATGCGGTTAATACATTACTCAGCCATACCGTATCATATTTAGGATCAAAAGCGTTTTGTAAAATACCATTTATTGATACCAATAAACTGAATGGACTGTATACTCCTATTTTAACTTGGTTATAAGTTAATGGAAAAGTATTTTTGTATCCGTCTGTTGCATTAGAAATATCATCAAATTCAAATAAATTAGAAATTGGAGTTAATTGCGAAGATGAATAAATGTTTGCAACGTTTGCTGATACTTTCCAAGTATTTAACTGAGCATTATAAACATAAGTTACGCCATTAACAACGGCGGTTCGACCTGTATTTGCTTGATATGGAAATGCCATTTTTTATCCGATTATTTTAATATTTATTAAGCTATAAAGGTGTATGTGCTTTGTGGACTTGGCGAACATGCGGCTGGAGCGGGATAAGTCAATACCGTCATACCTGGAGCAGAAGCTGGAGTTGATACAGTAGCACCACCAGGTGTTGTGCCGGGATATGCTGCAGTTGGTACTACTAGAATAACTATACCTGGTCCACCTGGTTGGCCCCAATTCCTTGAGCTGCAACTACAAAGATATGCGCCACCGCCACCGCCACCGCCTAAGCCAGGAGATCCTGCACCCGTATTGCATCCGGGGCCGCCACCGTTACCGCCGCCACCAGAACCGCCAGCTCCTCCTGGAATTCCAGGAATAGAAGTAAAAGAAAATCCACCGCCTCCTCCTCCTGCATAAAATAATCCTGTGTACGGAAATAATTTACCGCAATTGCCTTTACGAGCGCATCCAGGAGGAGCTAAAGCTCCAGCTCCTCCACCGCCGCCGCCAGAACCGGTCGCTTGTTTACCAGGAGAACCTTGTGTACCAGGAGTGCATAATGCAGCACTGCCAAAAGCTAGACCACCGAGGGCAAGAGGATTTGATGGCATAGCCCCTGCTCCACCACCGCCAGATCCAGCTAAAATGGGTCTAACAATAGGTAATATTGAAGTAGAATCTCCGTTAACAAGTCCACAGGCCTGCCGTATTGGTAATCCAAATGCGCCGCAGAAGTTATTTGATCCCCGACATAGACTTGTACCACCACCTCCACCACCATAAGCAGTAAAACTATGAAAAGAAGAAGTATTTCCGCTTGATCCTCGACCTAGTGAAGGTACTGAGGGTGAGTTTACATGATATCCGCCTCTACCAACAGTAATTGGATAACTGTATCCGCTTCTGAAATTAAAAGTACTGCTTAAGAATCCTCCTCCACCTCCGCCGCCTCCATTTCTAAAACCGCCAGCTCCTCCACCACCAACAATTAAATAGGTTCCTGGATATGACGGTGTGCCAGTATTTGCAAATGTTGGAGAAGCTAAACCCAAATTAAGATTAACCACATTAAAATTTATAGTTGAAACATTATCTAATATAGGTAAAGCAACTCTAAGTTCGGTTGGACTTACATAAGTAACGTTTGTTGAAGGTATTGTATTGGCGTTGACATATACTACTGTATTAGCCAAAAATCCTGTACCAAATACTTTTACAAAAGAATTGCTGTAACTAATTGTATTTGAATTGTTGGCAAAAGCATTGTTGGTTACTACTATGCTTGTAATAACCGGTCCAGTTGGTCCAGCTGCAGCAGTTGTGCCACCACCAGAAACAGTTGTTATGACAGACGATGTAACAATCTGACTATTCTTAGCAGTATCTTGCCCTATTTGAGATTGACTTGTTGTCTTAACTGACATTAACTAATCTCACTACCAAATGCACTAAAACTTATTGTACTTGTATTTGAATTACAAGATAAAATATCTAATGCACCTAAAGTCATACCAAGTGTTAAAGAAATTGTATCATTACCAGGAACAGGAGTATTGAACATAATATAATGTGAATTTAATATTGAAACTCCGCCAGGTTGTATTGCAAGCTTAAATGAACCGGCAGTATTTGATAAATTACAAATAGTAACAGTACTAATTATAGTATTTGTGGCCAAAGGAACCGTATATAAAGATACTGGTGTGTTAGCAGCTGGGTTACTTTGTCCTAAAACTTTATATGATATTGCCATTTTTTTTCCTTAAGCGCCCATTAATAAAAATGGACTTAATTGACTATTCTGTACCGCAGTAGTCAAAGACGTTGTTGATGATATTGCTGCAGATGATTGGTCAACCCAATAAAATCCTGTGCCATCCGTTATGTATTCATAAAGAATATCTTCTGAAATATTATACCATTGGTCACCAGTTCTAGGTGAACTAGGAGGAGTACCTGTAGAAGCAGTGTAAACTACTCCAGTATTGGCTGATACATTTCTTTTCCATGACTTAGTTGCAGAGCTATAGGTATATGTTATACCATTAACAAGAGCAGTTGAGTTATTTGTTGGATTGGTTGGAAATGCCATTTTTTATCCGATTATTTTAAGATTTATTAAGCTATAAAGGTGAATGACCTTGGTGTATATCTACACGGCGCACAACCTGGTGTGGTATAAGTTAATACAGTACGACCTGGAGCATTAGGTGGAGTTGATACAGAAGCACCCGGCGCAGATACAGTAGGATATATTGCGTTTGGAATTACTAAAATAACTGTACCTGATCCTCCTCCTCCTCCACTTGCTCTACAACATAAACAAACTGTGCTTCCTCCTCCTCCTCCACCACTACCTGATCCAACGGCACCGGCTTGTCCACCGCCGCTTCGACTACCGCCAGATCCGCCTCTAAATCCTCCGGCACCTCCACCACCGGAACAAAAGCGGCCACCACCTCCGCCACCAGCATATTGTAATCCGGTGAATGACCATGTTATGCCGTTACCACCAGCGCCACCTACTGATGAGCAAGCACCTGCATCTTTTCCAGCTGACGTAAATCCTCCACCGCCACCGCCGCCATAAACCGGTGACGTACCTCCGCAATTGGTATATCTAGACTTGCCTCCTGGAAATCCTTGACCTGGAGTTCCACACCCTCCAAAAGCTGGCTGATTACTGGAATCAAGACTTGCACCGCCGCCAGCAGAAGCACTAGAAGGTAATCCAGGACCTATGGTGGGACCTCCTGAACCGCCACCTCCACCACCTGCTACATTAAACAAAGCACCAAAAATAGTCGGTCCGCCAGCACAGCCTCTTTGGCCAGCTGTTGGTGGGTAAGCTACTCGGTTTCCGCCACCACCAACAACAATTGGATAAGATATTCCTTGTATTAAATAAGTATTACCATTAGCTACTGCTCCTGCACCACCGCCACCACCTACACTTTTGCCCCCAGAACCTCCACCGCCAACAACCAAATAACTTATTGGATAGGATGCTTGATTAGTAACATTACTATTATCAGAAGGATTAAGCACATTAATTGTTACAGATACAATATTGGCTATTGGAGGTAAGACAACTCTAAGTTCCGATTGACTTACATAAGTAATATTTGCTTGCGGCACGTTATTTGCATTAACTACCACCACGGTATTGCCTATAAATCCTGCACCAAATACTTTTATAAAAGAATTACTGTAACGAATCAATGCACCAGGAGTATTGGCAAAACCACTATCGGTTACTATCACACTTGTAACAGTTGTTGTTACGGCATATCCTGAACTGGCACCACCACTATAAATAATGTTAGTTGAAACTGAACCTGGCCAAGAACCACCTGCCGAAGCTTGCGCAGCATCAGTAGCTCCAGCAACTCCACCAGTTCCTGGTTTTACTGTTTGACCTATAACTCCGCTATTTCCTCTAGTTCTCATTGGCTTTAACTTATTGTTTCATATGAAGCTGTTACTGCAACACCAGTACTCACATTAGAATTTGCTCTTAGTGAATCTCCTTCTACCAAATACATCATCACATCTTTAGCTATTGCAACCATTGTTGAATTTGGTGGAATTTGACAAGTTCCAAGTATGGGATAACTGATTCCACCACGAACCATATCAATATATGCATTAGACGTAGTTGGTAAATAATTTGAAATAACAACCGAGTTTACTTTAATTACGGATCCACTATTTGTTCCGTTTGTAAGGAATATTCCTGCAATTGTATTAGCCAAATACGTGGCTGTATTTCCATAAATGCTATTTAATTGTGCAATGTTTGGTGCTGCCATTTTAACCTCCAAAAATTAATGCAAAAGCAATAGACTTGCTTGTTGATACACCTGTAACTGTTATTGCATTGCTTGAAGCAACAGAAGGTGATTGAATATCTATCCAATAATAATATACACCATCGCTAGTTGTCCACTCATAAAGAGTATCGTTAGTTGTATTGTACCATTGAGAACCATTAGTATTTCCAGATACAGGTGGTGTTGCTGCCGTTGTTATTGTAATTCCACTACCACCTATATTAGCTTGATTGTAAGCGGCTTGGGCTAATACATTTGCGGAGTTAGCTTTGTCGTAAGCACCTTGTGCTAACGCTGAACTACCACCAGCATTGGCAGTCCATTGAATTGAACCATCAACAAACTGAATAGAGTTTGCTTTTAAAGATAAAGGTATGGTAACTTCACCACCATCAGTCAACTGGAATATTGTTTGACTATCACTACTATTTCTAATTTGAAATGAACCAGATGGATCCAAACGGAAGAATTTACTTGGATTAGTTGCGCTACCATATTCATTAGTGACTTCTAAGAAGCCTTGATAACCTACACCACCTCTTTGATTGTAACCATTAGCAATTAAAGCCGATTTACCAGTTTCACCACCGGCATATAAAGTACCGGCAAGTCTTCCAGTATTATTTGTTGAGTAGAATTGGAAACCAGTTGTGTTACTTAAATAACCACCAGAGTTGGCAAAAATTACTACGTTTGGTGTTTGACCAGATATTTGTAAAGATGAATTAGCTGAAATAGCACCGATGTTTGCTTTATCAAAAGCCGCTTGGCTAAATCCTGTTAAGAATGAGATGTTAGAGTTTGCTGCAGCAACACCAGCTAAAGCAATTGCTACATTAGTATTTGTTGATACAAGACCAGCCGCCACAATATTAGCAACTACTGCTGTACTATTAGCTACAGTAGCAGTAGTATTGGCTTTATCGTATGCGCCTTGGCTAAAACCAGTTAAGAAACTAATATTGGCATTAGCTGCAGCAACACCCGCTAAAGCTATAGCAGTATTAGTGTTGGTTGCCACCAATCCAGCGGCTACTATATTGGCAACAACAGCAGTACTATTAGCTACAGTAGCAGTTGTATTTGCCTTGTCGTAAGCGGCTTGAGCAAAACCAGTTAAAAAAGATATATTAGCATTGGCTGCAGCAACACCAGCAAGAGCAATTGCTATGTTAGCATTTTGAGATATACTAACGGCATAAAGAACATTAATATTAACATTGGCTGCTGCAACACCAGCAAGAGCAATAGTAGTATTCGTATTGGTTGCTACAAGACCAGCTTGTACCACATTTGCAAGATTATAAGCACCTTGACTGAAACCAGTTAAGAATGTGATGTTATTGTTGGCAAAATTTAATGAATTAATTACATTGGCACCACCAACTGTTAAATTACCAGCAATGAATACATCACCACCAACACCAAAACCTCCAGCTACTCTTAACGCACCAGTATTAGTATTAGTTGATATGGTATTGTTGGCAAAATATGTAGCGTTTGCTACTGTACCACCACCAAAAGAACTGGATCCAGCAATAGTATTGGCAAAATCGTAAGCCGTATTTGCTTTGTTATAAGCACCTTGTGCTAGTCCTCTTGCATAAGTATCAGCTGTTCCTGCTGCCGCCGAATTAGCAGCATCAAAAGCCGCTTGAGCAAGTACATTGGCAGCATTGGCTTTATCATAAGCACCTTGGCTAAAGCCAGTTAAGAAACTAATATTAGAGTTTGCTGCAGCAACACCTGCTAAAGCTATAGCAGTATTAGTGTTGGTTGCCACCAATCCAGCGGCTACTATATTGGCAACTACTGCTGTACTATTGGCTACTGTGGCAGTAGTATTGGCTTTATCATAAGCACCTTGGCTAAAGCCAGTTAAAAATGTAATGTTTGCATTAGCAGATACTAATCCAGCCGCAACAATGTTAGCTACCACGGCAGTACTATTAGCTACTGTTGCTGTGGTGTTTGCCTTATCATAAGCACCTTGGCTAAAGCCAGTTAAGAAACTAATATTGGCATTGGCGGATACAAGACCAGCTGCAACCACGTTTGCTGCATAATATGCCGATGAAGTAAATCCACCCAACTCAATATTGTTTACTGTGGCAGTAGTGCCAATTAAATTACCACGAACAATATCAGCATTTAAATTTGCTGTTCTAAATGAAGCATCTACAATATCTAAATTGTTGTTTGCATCTAATTCAGGAGTATATCCTTTAAACAAATACCATTCTTTTGTTGTTGAATCTCTAACAAGTCCAGCATGAGCATTGACGCCATCATTATAATGTCCTGCAAAACCAATATCTTTTACATCAGTAGTATAATTTCCTGTTCCTAAAACAATTAACGGGTCTGCTACCGTAAACGATTGTGTATTTGTGGTGACTAAATTACCTTGAACGGTTAGGTTTCCAGTAACAACTAAATTTTTATTATTAATAATGGTAACATCACCACTTATGTTACCACCAGAAGAATTAAATTTAGTGTTAGAGTTATCGTATGCTGATTGTGCAAACGCATTAGCCGAATTGGCTTTATCGTATGCACCTTGACTAAAGCCAGTTAAAAAAGTAATATTTGAATTTTGTGCTACATTACCGGCAGCAAGAACTATTGTATTGCCTGAAGCAGAATTTGCTTGGTCGTAAGCCGCTTGAGCTAATACATTTGCTGCATTGGCTTTATTAAAAGCATTTTGAAGTTGTAATAATATATTAGTATTTTGTACAGTCAATGTACCAGAAACAATTACATTACCGGCAGTATCTTGTTTTAATACGGTGTTACCTGTTGTGTCAACAATATTTCCAGCAACATATAAATTACCGGAAATACCTACACCACCAACAACCCTTAAAGCACCAGTAGTATTGCTAATTGATGCAGTTGTATTTGAAATTATAACTACGTTTGCAGTTACTCCATTATCAAAACCACTTTTAAAGAGTGCTGTATTGGCGGTATTGAAAGCCGCTTGAGCAAGTACATTGGCTGAATTGGCTTTATCAAACGCTGCATTAGCGGTGTCTGCTGCACTACCGATAGCCGTAGAAGGTACAATTATCCAAGCAGTTTTATCAGAACGATATTGATATACTATTCCGTTAACTGTTGTAACTTGATTGTTTGAGGGTGAAACGGGAAAAGACATTTATAATCCTGTTTTTATATTTGGTATATTCTTGGTCTTGGAAATAATTGTCCTTGACTTGGTCTTAAATTAGCATTTTCTTTTGGCCACATATTACCACTATCTTGTCTTTCTTTATTATATTTTAAAAATACATTTGGTGCCGCATTTAAATTAAAAGAACTTCCATATCCCTCAAAAGTTCCTGTGTTGGCTAATTGACCAGTTGTTCCGGTTAAAGTTAAATAATTAATTATGTTTGCACTATTCCAATTAGGATAAGTTTCTAATATACAAGCCGCCACACCAGCAACTTGAGGACAAGCCATACTTGTTCCTGAATCTTTATTTAAATAATAAGAAGAATTTCTTGAATCTACAACTGCGGTACAAGAAGCCGCTTGAAGAAGTGCAGTATTACTTATTACTGAGCCTGTATTACTTAAATAACACCAAGCGCTCATAATATTACTGCCTGGTGCCCATATATCTATTCTATCTCCAGTATTACTATAATAATCTTTTCCTTCTCTTATTTGTGGACTAGATGCTCCTACCATAATAGCATTTGAAGTGTTGCCATATGCTGCCCAATACATACCTCGTCTAGTGTAATATGTGGTAACACCTGCATAAAGTGCAGTATCATTATAATGACTGGTAGATAAAGAACTTTTTCTGTTTAAAATAATTGAACCATCATTGCCTGCCGAGCCAATTACAACCACTCCACTATTTAGTGCATCAATCACATCAGCATTACCTGCAGTATCGGTAGGTGCCCAACCTACAAAGTAAAAATAGGGGCCCATTGAAGTTATGTAAAGACCTGTACCATTAATTGATGGTGATGTGTATGTTGATGGAAAAGCCCATTGCAAAATACCCCACCTACTGGTATTATAAGTGTTGCCAGCATAAGTGTAAGAAGTTACTGTTGGACTTGGAAACTGAGAAGTGTTTGCTGCCTCAAAAATAACACCTTGAGGACTTGGACCCCAACTATTACAACACACAGTAGGATTTTTTCTGCCAGTAATAGGGTTAATAGGTTTGTTTAAATGAAACTGTCTTACATATTGTAAAGCTTTTGTACCTAATTGTGCAGATGGATAATTGTATGGATCGGTGTCAAAATTAATGGTATAGATGTTTGCTGATGATGCCCAACCTTGAGAATTTCCAGCAACTGTACCGGCAACATGATGAGCATGGTCTCCGTAAAGTTCACTTCTGTAAACGTAAGACGTTGGTGGATTTCCTGTTACTTGAAGATTGTGTTGAAACCAATTATATTGTATAACTCTTGTTCCGCCTGTGCCGTCAGCATTAACGGCAAATTCTGGATGGTCAGGATTAATTTGCGCATCAACAATAACAACATCTACATATTTACCGGTAGATGTGGTTGATACAGCACCTGATTGGTTGTTGGAGGACCAACCTACGGAATTTTTATCATTTCCCCAGCCAGAAACAGTATTACCAGTAACACATCGATACAGTCCCCAATTTACCATTGTATTATTGGCTGTTTGAGATTTATCAAAATTGCTTGAACTTATAACTCTGTGAGTTTTATATTTAATACCTTTTTCTTCAGCAGTTAAATCAACATCAAGTACTCTTGGATCAGATATTATTTGTTTTGCTTCAGATTCACTTAAACGATACACAGTATTTCTACTTGATGGCAATCTTTCAACAACAGGTATTGCTCTATCAGGAATATATTCTGTGCCACCTGGAGTTTCCATATCATCATAAAAATTATTTAAATCTTCATGTTCTTTTAATGTTACTGCATATTCATTGTGGCCATTTTCATCAGGCGGTTTAATATCACTCAATAACGTTATGTCATTTTCAGTTATTTCAGTTAAACCAAAATTAATTTTGTTTAATTCGTTCATATTACTCAAACTGTAACATTGTCATTGTAACGGTAATTACTTGTGTACTTCCACTTAAATTAGTAACTGCCAAATAAGTATTATTATTGACCGTTGCATCGTTGTTGAAACCAATTACACCTGGAGTAATTAACTGAGTTGTTCCTGTAGTGTTCAGAATCTCAGCAACTACACCAGAACCGGCTAACGGATCATTTCCAACGGATCTTCCAGCATCACTTGTTCTAGATGTTCCGTCTGTGTATATTCTTACCCATGCGGCCGCATTTGTTAATACTTTAGAGAGAACATATGTTTTGTAAGTATTAACGGCCACATTTGCGGTTGTATTATTAGCAATTGAAGGTGTTGATATTGAGAAAGTTGTCCTTACAGGCAAACCACTAACATTAACATTATATCCTGCTTGAGTAGAAATTGCAGCTGATGATTGGTCAATCCAGAAAGAAGAACCATTGGCAGTTACATATTCAAAAAGAATATCGGTAGAACTGTCGTACCATTGGTCACCTACGTTTGCCGTAACAGGATATGTGTTAGATTCTGTGTATTTTACATTAGCTGTATTGGCTTTATTAAAAGCCGCTTGACTAAAGCCAGTTAAGAAACTAATATTGGAGTTGGCTGCCGCAACACCAGCAAGTGCTATAGCAGTATTGGTGTTGGTTGCTATCAGACCAGCTTGTGCCACATTGGCTTTATCATAAGCACCTTGACTGAAGCCAGTTAAGAATGAAATGTTAGCATTGGCTGCAGCAACACCAGCCAATGCTATTGCTGTATTGGTGTTGGTTGCTATCAGACCAGCAGCCACAATGTTAGCTACAACGGCAGTGCTGTTGGCTACAGTAGCAGTAGTGTTGGCTTTGTCATAAGCACCTTGACTAAAACCAGTTAAGAAACTAATATTGGCATTAGCAGCTACTACACCTGCTTGAGCAATTGATATATTAGCATTTTGTGCCACATTACCAGCATATAGTGCAATGATATTAGCATTGGCTGCAGCAACTCCGGCTAAAGCAATATCAATTCTGGCATTTTGTGATACGTCAACACCTAGTATTGCAACAATATTATCAATTGCTGCTTGTACACCTGCTTGAGCAGTTACAATGTTTGCATTGGCTGCATCGAGACCAGCCAAAGCAATAGCAATATTAGCATTTGCTGCTGCAACACCGGCCAAAGCAATTGATATGTTGGCATTTTGAGATACATTAATTGCTTTTAATACTACTGTATTGGCTCCAGCCGTATTGGCTTGGTTGTAAGCCGATTGTGCCATTACATTAGCGGCATTTGCTTTATCAAAAGCCGCTTGAGTAAATCCTGAACCTGAAGCAGAATAAACCAAATTGGCAGTATCAAAAGCTGCTTGTGTATAATTTAATAAATTAATATTATTTGAATAGAAATTATTAGCAGTTATACCACCATAAGTAAACCAATTATTGGCACCATCATACAACAAACTAATTGCTGGTGGATTATAAAATGGTGAGAAAAATTCTGCTCTTGCAGCGCCATTTACTGTAATTGTTTGATTGCCTGAAGCATCATATGATGCACCATATTGAGCACCCAAATATTTGGTGCCAGTAACAGTTCCTAAAATACCAGTTGGAACAGTTACAGATGATTGTGTGGGGTCATAAAGATTATTATTGGTAACAATACGAATGTTACTTAGATACGGAGTATAATTTGCAGTAGTAATATCTTCTGCAATTGTATTAGTGGGACCAGTAAAATTAGTAGTATCTGTTACATAACCAGTTGAAGAACGAACACCATTTATAAAAACAGTTTCACGATTTGAAACATCACGAACGGCCGCAACGTGATACCAAGTATTTGCTTGAAGTGTTGGTATGGTAAATAATTGATTGCTAGCAAATGATTTATCAATTTGAATTTCTGTGTTACTATTTAATCTTAAATTGAAAGCATTAGTTGTATTTGTTCCTATAACACCAAGAGTGGTAGTTATATTCGAGTCCAACAAATACATCCAAAATTCAACAGTATATGGATTTGATCCTATTGTAATACCAGGACTTAATGTTAAAGAATCTACTGCACCATCAAAGTAAATGCTATTGGACTTATAAGTTAAAGCACCAACTACAATACCACTATTAGCAAGTAAAGGATTAGTATTGAATGTGGTGTTTGCACCAACAGTTATTGTTTTGCCGGTTTCAATAATATTGGCAACATTTAATGTACCTGTAATTGTACCGCCTGTAGTCTGTACTGCGCCATTTGCAGTAATACTAGCAACGTTAGCTTTATTAAATGCAGCTTGTGCTAAAGCACCACCAGACGAAGCATTTGCATAATCAAAAGCTGCTTGAGCCAATACATTGGCCGCATTGGCTTTGTTGAAAGCATTTTGACCAATAGGTTCTGATGTAAGAACTATTTGATTGTTCGAATATACAGCAGTAGCGTATAAATTACCTTGAACACCTACACCACCTGTAACTAATAAAGCACCAGTAATATTTGAAGATGATGCTGTATTAGATGTAACAATTGCATTAAGTACATTTAATGTGTTTGCACTTATTGTATTGGCACCACTAATACCACCACCAACTTTATTAATTACTACACTATTAGTAATAATATTTGTTGCGGCTACATTATTTGTTACAGTTAAATTATTAGATACAGTTAAATTACCAGCAGTAACAATACTTGCTGTATTTTGTAATGCCGTATTTGCAATTGAGTTGGCTACGTTTGCTTGTATGCCAGCAGATAAAGCAATACCATAAGCTGAATTTGCCTGATTGTAAGATGCTTGAGCAAAACCAAAAGCATTAAGTGCTTGTAGTTGTGCTGTATTGGCTGCATTGTATGCTGCAGGTACAAATGTGTTTATTAAATAACTAATGTTTGAATTGGCTGCAGCAACACCTGCTTGAGCAATTAATATATTGGCATTTTGAGATACATTAATTGCAGCAAGAACTATTGTATTACTCGATGCTGTGTTGGCTTGATTATAAGCAGCTTGTGCTAATACGTTAGCCGCATTGGCTTTATCGTAAGCACCTTGACTAAATGTTGAAATACTACCAGATAATGTGTTTGCATAATTATAAGCCGAATTAGCTTTATCGTAGGCACCTTGACTAAAACCAGTTAAGAAACTAATATTACTATTAGATGCATTGAGACCAGCTTGCAAAGCAATAATATTGGCATTTGCTGCTACAACACCGGCCAAAGCAATTGATATGTTGGCATTTTGTGCCACATTAACGGCACTTAATAATATTGTATTGTTTATTGCTGTATTGGCTTGATTATAAGCTGCAGCAGTAAATCCACCTAGTTCAATGTTATTAACTACTGCAGTAGTACCAACTAAATTGCCTTTAAAATAAGTTGCAACTGCATTAGCCGTGGCAAAACTCGGATGAGCAATATTTAATTCATTGTTTGCATCAAGTTCTGGTGTATAACCTTGAAAGAAAATATATTCTTTTGTACCATAATCTCTAACAAGACCTGTGTGAGCATTTGTTCCATTATTATAATGAGAAGCAAAACCAATATCTTTTAAGTCACTAGTATAATTACCTAAACCTAAAACAATTAATGGATCGGCTACTGTAAATGATTGTACGTTTGTAGTAACTAAATTACCTTGAATTATCAAGTTTCCAGAAACAGTTAAATTTTTATTGTTAATGATGGTAACATCACCACTAATATTACCACCAGAAGAACTGAATTTAGTGTTAGAACTATCAAATGCCGTTTGTGCTAAAACATTAGCCGAATTGGCTTTGTTATACGCTGAATTGGCCTGGTTGTAAGCAGCCTGTGCTAATACATTGGCAGAATTGGCTTGACTAAATGCTGTCTGAGCAAACGCATAAGCAGCATTGGCTGCTTCAAGAGCAACTTGACTATTACCAGAAGCAATACTAGTGGGATCAATCCAGTTTCTTCCACCAGGAAAAGCCGGATTATAAGAAAGAATATAGCCCGCATTAGCGGTGCCTAGATTTGGTTCTGCTGAACTTAAATCTAAAAATTGATATCTGTCTGAAGATACATTAGCGGAATTACTTGTGGGTACACGACCGCTAACCAGTCTTGATTTATTGGTCATATTTTATTATTGATTTGCTGTTTCTAAATATGACAAAATTAATTGTCCTGAATTGTTTGTGCTACAACTGGCTGTAAATGAATCTCCAGTTTGTAATATTAATTTTCCTGATAACAAAGTACCTGCATCATTAATTGGTATAATAGTGTTTTTAATAATTGCCGTAGTGTTTGGACTTCTAATAAAATTTGCTGAAGCTGTAATTGAACTTGTAGTATTAATATTTGATACTTGAGCCAATAAAACTACGGTGGTCACACCAACTGGAGTGGTGTACACAGTCTGCTGTGCAGTTGTTAAATCTAAAGTTACTGTTTTAAACGTATTTAATGGAATAGCTGCCATTTTTTTATCCTTCGAGCGCTAAAATATAAGGTGTCATTTCTGCAAATAAACTTTTTGTGAATGTCCTACCAGCAATAGTTGCGGTAGATTGATTAAGTACTAAGTCGCCTACGGTAAAATTACCAGATTCATCTGTTGCCGTGGCGTAAATAGCACCTTCTGCAATTGCCGTAATTTGATTGGCTGAATTTGCAACACCACCCAATCTTGGTATTGCACTAATTGTTGTACCTGCACCAACAAACTCAAAGGTTTGTCCTGATGCCCTCAATTGACTTTGTTGGTAAAAATTAAGTTGTGTACCATCAGCAAATATTTCTGTATTACTTAATGCAAATGTAACCGAACTATTTCCGTTTGCACCTAATGGAGTTGCAGATGTAACGGTGTAATATGTGGCTGGATTATCTCCAACAATTTTCATAACCATACTAGAAAATGGAACTGTTGCTGTTACAAAAGCTGAATTGGCAACTATGGTTTTAATATTTAATGTATTGGTGTTGGCCGCTTGAGTGCCGTCCAACACCGCAGTCATTGCAAGAGAACCTTTACCATTAGCAACAAGGCCACGATTACCAAAGTTCACGTTACAGTTACCCATTGAAGCAGAACCACCAGTTTCAGCTAAAAAAGCAGTAGCACAAAAAATGCCATAGATAGAAACTAATTGTGAATAACCATCATTTAAAATATGCACGCCAATACCATTATTATTTACTTGAGTAAATTGTGATGAAATCATACTCTTGTTGCCAGTTGCTTTTCGTCCATCAATTTTTAAACCTGTTCCACCAAGACTAGTAATGGAAGAACAGTTGTAAATATATGGACTGCCGGTAATATAAGTTGTATATCTTGTGGTACTAGAAGCTGGTGAAGTTCTCAATGGAATAAAAAGATTGTAAGAAGAACTACTATCAGGAGAAGTAATAAAATTAGTACTCACAGTAGCAACTTTTGTGTTTCCGTCATAAGCACTAATTGTCCTGGTTTGATTTGATCCAGTACCTGCTGTAATAGTAATTTGCATACTGTTATAATAATCATTATAAGAAGATGCAGTTGAAGCTAATCGAACAGTAGTTGCAGTACCACTTTGTGCTGTACCAGTTTCAATTACTGAATCTGGAAAAGCAATTGCCGAACCAGAATAATCAATAAATTTTACAGCAGTTACATAAGCATTGTTGTTCATCCAAAAAATATCTTTTGTTGAATCAACCGGTTTAATAATTGTATTTCTTTCACCTGCACCACAAATTTGTACTTGTTGTGGAATAATAATAGGATTAATTTCTGTATAGGTACCGCTATGAATAAAAACTGTATCTCCTGGCATTGCTACGGCTACTGCTGCACGAACTGTTGCTTTTGATGCACCTGGAGTTTTACCATCGTATTGGTCGTTACCTGTTGTTGAAACATAATAAGTGTTGCCAGCTGGCGTAGAGGAAATATCAATTACACTACCATTATTTAACTGTAAAAATAGACGGCCATCAGTTAAATTAACTGCTAATTCACCAGGAGCCAACGTGTTGGCTGCTGGCATAGAAAATACCGTATTACTTCTTTTTAACTGTATAATCGAAGTATTTGCCATTAAAATGTGCCTCCATCAATACTGGCCAAAGCTACAGCAACACTATTTTGAGCTACTGCAATAGTATTTGAAGTTACAAAAGTATTTGTATTAGCTTGATAAATAATTGCAAAACCATCACCTACGCCTTGTAAATTTAAATCAGTAGCACTCTTTAAAGTTCTACTTCCATAGGTAATGGCGGTTGCTCTTGGATTTGTAGCGTTACCTACCGTGACGGTGATATTACCAATTGCCATTATTAACTAGTCCTTGTAACTGATGGAGATACATCAATGACACCTTCTAAAATTCTGGTGGCATCACCGCTAGGTGTTTTAATGATTGTATCATAAACATATCGTCCAGCTGCTATGTTTGATGTTGTGGGAGTGTCCATGGACAATGAAACTGTGCCTGTATTGGCATTAACTATTGCCAGAAATGCCGCTGTAGCATTGGCAGAATAATAGGATTTGCGAATTTGACTATTTGCTGTATATCCAGTCAAATCATAAAGGTCACCATATACATCATCTAGTGTGATGGTTGTACTAAATGAGGTTCCTTGTTCTAGGTAAAAATTTTGGTAGGCAGCTGGCATTTAAAATTCCTGAAGTCATTATTCTATTGGATATTTATGTCAATACCTACCTTAGCTCAAAAGTAAATTCGCTTTTCCAACTCTAGGATACCGTCCGGAGAATTCTTGGGCCGGAACGCAAAATTTCGAATTTTTACTTTTTAAGACTATCCACTTCAGCTTTTAGTTCTTTAATTGCCTCAACTAAAAGTGGTATAATTCTTTCATAATGAATTGTCAAATACTTTTCATCGATTGGAGCGGGTACAACAACTTCAGGTAATACAGCTTGAACCTCTTGCGCTGAAAGGCCAACTTCCGGTTTAACATTATAACCCAAATCTTGTGCGGTTTTATTAGCTTCATAATGAAATCCGTTCAAACTCAACACTTTAGACAAAGCGCTTTCAATATTGCCTAAACGAGTTTTTAATCTATCGTCTGAATAGTAAGCAGTAATATTGTTGGTGGCACGAATTTCTCCGGCAGCGCCTGGAGCGCTAACACCAACTCCAAGAGAATTAATTTGAAAATTTGCAGCAGTACCAATATTTTGTGGAGTAGACAATGTAACGCCACCTGTACTAGAACTTACAGTCACTTGATTGGTTGTACCAGTAAGTGATGTAACCATTGTACCAGGAGCAATTTGACTGCCTGTTATATAACCACTAATTTTAGTATTTGCAAGTGAAGTAATAAAAACTGGATTAGAATATAATTGATTACTATAAACACCATTTGTTACAGTATTTGCATTACCTGCAGTTCCTGTAATATTAATATTCCATAATCCTGTACTATAATTATAAGCAGTAGAACCACCAACAATTAAACTGCCATTAAAATTTGTGGATCCTATAATTGATGCACCATTTGAAACGGTTAATGTGTTTAATGAAGTATTTCCACTTACTGTAAGTGATGCACCAATTGTTGCATTATTTGACACAGATAAACCTGTATTACCTGTTGCAAAAATTGTATTACTAAATTGAGATTGACCAGTTACAGTTAAACTTGTTCCAGTATTTGAAAATGTTCCTTGACTTGCGGTAAGACCATTTTGAATGATTGCGTAAGATCCTGTACCAACAACTTGAAATCCACCACCAATAATTGCATTGTTTGCAACGGACAGACCTAATGATGGATCATTAAAATAATATGTACCAGCTGCTTTTGTGAAACTGTTGGATGAAACTTGATTATTTTGATTAATCAAGAAATTTGTTGCAACTACCCAATCTCCAAAAGTATTGGCGTAACTAAGGGTTGATATTGTATTAGCTGCCATTTGACTTTTCCACTAATTTTAAAATTAATTGTTTGATTTCTTGCATATCGCCTTTAAGCTCAGAAATATCTGATTTCATATTATTTATTTCGTTTTTTTGACTTTCCAAAATCTTTCTCTTTTTCATATATTCATTTAAACCACTTTGGTCTTGATTAATTAGAGCCATTGATGTAGTATCACGAACTAAACTGGTGCCAGGTATTTGAACTATCATGTTAGAATGCCGTGGTTACGTTAGACGGTAAAGCAAGTGCTCGCATATCTGTTACAAAAGGAACAAAAGTATTATCGGTTGTTGTCAAAACAATCTTAATTGCAAATTGACTAAACGATGTATATGTTTGGCCTGTTGTTGCACTCACATAACTTACATAACCTTGGTCAACACCTGTTGTTCCAGGAGCAAAAGCATATTCATAAGTATCTGTTCTAGCTAATGAAAATTGTGTATTACTATTATTAATTTTTGTCATTAACTGCCAAGAACTACTATTAAGGCCTTGCGTGTCGTTACGATTTAATATTTTGTAGTAAACATTAATATCTGTATTTGGAGGCCTGTAAGCAGTTAAATAAACATTTAAGTCACCAGAATCATTGCCTTGTGCTAATTGAATTGGTCTTGTTACATATTTTGCAAGAGCAGGACCACCAACTTGAGAAGTTTCACCAATTATGTTAGCGGAAGCACCAGTACCTGGACCAGCTGTATTGGCATCAGTAATTGTAATTGTTGGTGTTGTCAGATAACCTGAACCACCGTTGGTAATATAAATTGATTTAATAACTCCATTTTGTACATTAGCTGCAGCGATTGCAGGAGAACCACCAATTCCTGTTGGTGCAGATATTGTTACAGAAAGGTTTGCGTTATTACTATAACCTGTTCCACCAGATGCTAATTGAATTAAACTATTTGATATTGAGCAATTGTTAATATTCCATTTAATTACAAAGGCACTTAAACCAGCATCAGAAATTACTGGACTGACATAAGAATCAGTAGAGGACAATGTTGCATTTAATATAAATGAATTATTTGAATATGGTAAAATTACTCTTTCACCATTACCATCATTTAAATATATGTCATCCGCCGTTGCCGTACCATATTTTCCAGGTGTAATATTTTTATAACCAGCACTTGAACCGGATGCTAATGTGGCCACATAATTATATGAAAGTTGTGTTGTGGTAGGAGTAAAATCTGTTGTTGTAATATTAAATGCATCAGCATATGTCGTAGCATTTGAAATTGAATTCAAAACACTTGAAACATTGTTTGCATTTGTATAATAATCAACAGATTGTTCAATTAAAGTTCTCTGTGGCGATAATTTTGGTATTACATAAGAAACTTGAGGACTTGCGCTAGTTGTAAATACACATTGATCCGCAACCATCATTAATGCTTGATTTTGGTCAGCAGTCCATGTTTGAGAATTTTGAGATATAAACAAACCTCCAACATAAGGTGCACCACCAATTTTAGTAACAACAGAAGGTGTATTGTCGGTAGGTAAATTTTTGGCAGAAGAACCTACAGCTGTATCTCCGTTAGCAGCAGTCCATAATGTATATTGATTACTATCTGATTTTACAATAAATGCGTATAATACATCGGATTGAATATAAACTGGTACAGAAAATTGAAAGACTGTTGAAGTTGTGCCATCCAAATATTGTGGAGTTTCAGATATGTTAACCATATCTGGTGTCAAAGTAACAACCGAATGGTCTAATGTATCTCCGTTAGGATAACCGTTTAATGTACCTACCATATACAATGATACAGGAACATTTTCTGTTGTAGGTTTAGACCTAAAAAATAATTTAATAGAATTTAAGAAAATGCCATTCGGATAGTTTTTCTTAGAAACAATAAATGATTGCGCTACTGGATCCCAAGGAGTTTGAGATATAGAAACGGATGTTAATTGTTGTTGTGAGGTTTGAGTAAATGTGCCTCTGGCGCCAGCAGGAGAAGCACCAAAATCTACTTGTTGTTGAGTTGTTTGTAAGCCTTCAGCATAATAAGTTGCTTCTGCGTATGTTGTTGCTGAAGTTTTGTTGCCTCCAGTACTGTTATCAATACGCAACACTCTTTGTCCAGTATGGAAAGTATTTTCTGGTAAATTAAAGATACCATAGAAAGAACCAGTTTCGTCAGTCGAGAAACTTCCAATAGAATAAATGTCGCCATTTGCAATAGTGACAGAAGAAGATAATACAGCAACTTGATTTGCACCATAGTAATTAGAAATTGTTACAGCCTGATTTTTACCTGTACCGGCACAAATATAAATTGTGTTACCAGTATAATAACCATTTGTTGTTGATGCCAATTTAGACAATTGAACCGATGTTGTGCTATTGGCGTTTTGAATTCTACCACCAAAATGTTGAGTTGAATTTATTGTGCCTATTGCAGTATTACCTTGATAAATTCCAGCCACATCAAAGAATCCATTTACTAAAGATAAAGAATTATTATATGTTGTAGAAGATGGATCAGCTGCAACATATAATCTTGTGTTGGTATTACCAACATAATTATACACACCAACAACTCTTGCAGTTGGAGTAAATACACCACTTGAATAATAACCCAATACATCATTTTCTTTAAATGTGCCACTAACATTTGTTAATTCAATAATGTTTGTTTTACGAATATAATTTGTAACGCTTATGTTGTCAAAATATGCCGTAACTGGAGAATTTGTCAACAGACTTGTTGTTCGAACAACAATTTGTTGAGGTCTAATATATGGTAAAATAGAAATATCAGTAATATATCCATTATTTAATGCATAAGTGCTACCAATTTTATCATACGGACCAAGAATGTCTGTTTTTGATTGATTAGTTACAGTTGTTGTTCTTGTAGTTAAAGTACGATTTGCAAAACTGGTTCTAGATTCTGATGTTCCTGAAATTGTTTTCCAATCACCAACAGTCATTACGTTGATTGCAGCTGCGTTTGCTTGAAATACTTGTAAATTTGGATCAGTAATTAATAATGCTGGAGAATAATTTGTATCAACCCAATTATCTACATTTGGAGATAAAGATACTACACCTTCTCGGGTTACATAAGCAAAAGGATTGACATTAGTTGTTCTAGAAGCTAATTTTTGACTAAACACATTTGCTGTTGTGTAAGGTAAAGTAAAATAATTTACATAACCATCATAACTAATATTGTAACCTAATGCACTTGAAGTTGCTGAAGAAGGTAAACCCATGTTATAAGCTAAAGCTGAAGCTTTTAATGGATAATTCTTAACACTCTGTGATGCCGTCATTTTTCTTTCACGGCGATTAATGGTAGCAGAATAATCTTGACTTAAAGTGTCGGCAGTTGCGTAACTAGAGAAGTCATCAACAATAATACCGTTTTTAAATCGATTTAATCCATAAGCATCAGAAATTTGTTGAGAGGTTGCAGTTTGTTCCAACTGACTTAACGATGCATAGTATTCAACATTATTAATACGTTTTTCTAATCCTGCAATATCTTCCATTGTATATCGTTTGTGTTTAACCTTTTCAATTGACAGATTTGACACAAAACCAGAAGGTGCTTCTGTTGGTAAATAACCGGTATAGGGATCTAAAGTTAGATTTGCTATTACGAGTGAACCATCGGGTTGAGATGGAAATAAAGGAGTTAAGGAAGGAGTTCCTTCAATGATTTTAAAACTTTTATCTTTTGTTAAAACTAATTTATCTTTTCTACCCAAATAATAGTTATAATAACTTGTAAAAGTGGACATATCTAAAGGTAAGAATGTTCCATACTTTGTTGTGTCGCCGGCATTTGAATACAAGAAAGTAAATAATGTTTGAGCATTTAATCGTGCAGGTCTAAAATCTAAACAATCTCTGAGTGCATATATTATACCAGCTTTACTACTGTATTGTGGAATTTGTTGATAAGATTCATTGGAATAAGATTGTACACTAAAATATCCATCTCCGCCGGTGTGCTGATAGTAATTTAAAACAACTAACATATTGCCAGAAGGTTTAGGATATCCAGATTTTAATGTAATTGAAGCATGGTCATAAAATCCATCTCTTTGACCATTATCAAAATTAAATCTATTAGTTATATCATATGAAGAACCAGCAACCAACATTCCAGCAGTTGGTAAAGCACTTACACTACCAGTATCAATAATACGAACAATATTTTTAACATCAGACAAATATAAACTTTGTGATTTTCCTGGATTTACTATTCCAGCGTTTTGTATATAAACTTGACCTTTTGATGTTGTTGCTGTGTTATCTACAAAAGTATATGTTGCTATTTGAGTGTTGCTGGAATTAATAACTGTTGTATTTCCTGTTATTAATGTTTTGTTTCTTAATAAATGTGTGGTGTTATCAGCATTAACTGCGTAAACAGTAGCAAGAATAGTTGCTGTGAATGTACCACCAACATCTGTTGCTTGTAATGTTGCGGTTGAGGCATCTGCATTTAAAGTTACTGTTCTTCCTGTTGTTGTCCAAGGAACAATTTCACCCACATTTAATGTACAACCTCCACCAACAGCAGTAACAACAATAACAAAATTTTGTTTAACTAACGAAGAAGAAAGGGTTGTGCTGCCAGTACCAATATGACGAATAATGTTTGAATAGTCACCACTATATTGTAGTGCTGTTGAAACCGTAGAACCAACACCAGTAGAAGTAAAACCAATATTTCTCCACAATTGTTGTGTGGTGTATGTTGTATTTGTTAAATTAGCAACATAAGGACTTCCAACAGGGAAAATTAATTCTGGATATGTTGGATTTTGTAATGTTGTTAAACCTAATGGAACGCCATTTGCTTTGCTTGATTCGTCAATAAGAGCAGTAGCATATATTTGTGTTGGGAAAGAAGATTTATTTGCAAAGACTACTGTATTTGCATATTTAATATCAAAATTTAATGTATACTGTGATGTTGTATCGGGAGTTGTTGTCCAATTTTGATTAATTGTTGCAACTTTAGATGAACCGTTATAAGAAACAATTGTTCGGGTATCGCCAGCATCTGTACCATTATAAATGCTAATGGTCATACCTGCGTATGCAGTATTTGATGCAGAGAAATTAGATGGAAAAGTTACAGTATTAGGAGTTGCAGCTGTTACATTAGCACTAATACTGTTTGCTTGTAGACTGTCAACATACATGCGATACACATAAGAATTTGCAGTTGTATCAGTAGAATGGTCAAATTCTAATCCACGAATATAACCTGTTGCCACGACAGTCGAGGAATAAGAACTAGAACTTGCAACACTTACGTTTGCTACGGATACACAATGAAAATCTACATTGGCATATGTTGTTGTGTCAAAGAATTGTCCGTTTGCACCACGAACTGTATCAACATAAAAATAATTACCATAAGAAATATACGATGGATTATTATTTTGTGATACTGTAACTCTAGAACGATTTGTTGTTAAATCTACGGGTGCTTGATTTTCAATGCGATGCCCGTGAACATAAGCAATACCTTTACCAATACTCATGATATAACTATTATTTGAAGCATCAGCGGTATTTGCTTTTGGAGTTAATCTAAAATCATTAACAATGTAGTCACCATTAGTTTCATAATCACGTTTTGCAAAATAATCATCAATAACATTATAAACTGTTCCGTTTACAATTGTTTGAACATCACCATTAATTACACGAATTAATTCGATAAATGTATCATCATTACCTAATAACAATGGCCTTGTTTCTAATAACAAATCAATTTTGTAACGGTCTGCACCAGGAGCTTGATAGTTTGAGGCGCCAATAGCAGGATCCAACAAAGAAGAATCATCCAAATAAGTTGTAACTGATTCTACAATATTTAAACCAACTCTCAAATTTGGAATACTATCATATTTGTCCAAAATAACAGTTTGTGGGTTTACTTGTACAAATGTACCTTTAGTAATTACTTCACCAGCTGCTGTCGTATAATTAGAAGAAATATAAAATACACCTTGAGAAACAGAAGCAATAGAACTTGAACCAGTTGCGGCCGAAGTAATTGCTTGAGCAATTGGTTGTAATGTAGCTGAATCATATATTACTGCACCATCAGTAAATTGTACACCAGATGTATATGTTACAATAATTGTTGGAGGATCTCCAAGGGAACGTGAGGCAGCACCGCTGGCAGGAGTTGCATTAACAATACGAGCTTTAATAGTACCTGTAACATCTTGTACTGCTTTTTCAATAAAAGTTACTGGATTAATAATTAAATTATTATAAGATGTTTGTAATTTAACATAATAACAATTAAAATTTGTTGTGACTTGACCACCAGTAATAGGAGTATTTTGCTTGAAAATATTGTCAGCAAAATTAGAAATTTGATTTTGAAGAATGGATTGAGATTGTGTTAATTCACGAGCTTGAACGGCAAAACCAGGCTTAAAAAGAATACGATGGTAATTCTTTGCAGGATCAAAATCATCATAATACGGATCAACGTTAAAATTTAAAGACATTTTATTCCTTTAGTATCCTAATACAAATCTAAATTGTTCTATTCCATCCGAACTTCTTGTAATACCACTTCTGTTTTGTATCTGTGACAAATAACCAGAAAATGGTACAAAATCGGGAGAATTGCTGGTTAAAACAGTTCGAGCTATTTGTGATGTTGCGCCATAAATTGGTTGATTGACAACAGGTGTTCCCGTTATATTTATCAGCTTAACCACATTGGTTGTTGAATTAAAACTTAACACGGTTGCGCTAAATGTTGGATTAGTTGCACCCTGATAAACTGTTTCATTACTTACAAATATCCCAAAACCTGTTGAAACAACTACATCGGTAGTGACGGAATAAATTTGTGCATTAGCCGGATTAGGGTAATTTTGTAATGATGTTGGATTAATTAAAACGCCAGCTTGGTAATAACTAATATCAGTTGGAATAAGCCCACCTTCCGAACCATTAAATTCAGCGGTAAACATTACATCTTTTACAGTTAATTCGGACACAGGATCAAATCCATGACCACCAATTGGACTTACTGGAGATATAGCTGTTGCACCTCCACCAAGAGCTGACGAAAAAGATACTGTTGCATAACTATAATTTGTTCCTGAGTTTGTTACAATAACATCAGTAATTGATCCTGCAGCATTGGCAGTAACTACACCAGTAGCTCCAGAACCATCGCCAGTTATAGTTACTGTGACTGCACTATTTGCCGGATCATATCCAGAACCACCATTGGTAACATTAATTACATCAATACTTCCAACACCTGCTGACGTTTGTAAAGGATTCGGAGTATTTAAACCAATTGGTACAGGCATCCAAGTTGTGTCCAAAAATGATTTTTTAGAACCCACATCAATCGTGTACATATATTTCCACTTGTAACCATCAGAACTCTGAAATATATTATTTACTCCATAGTTTCCCGGTTGAAAATATGGTTCTACGGTTGATGTTGTACCGTTGTTATTCCATAAACATTTAAATACTTGGTCGTAACGATTTTTAACATAAAAATTTAATATATTAAAACCATTTTGATCTACTTCAAACATATCAATATCATCTTGATAATAATCGTATGTTGTACCTGACAACCAATCAACTCTTTGTATTACAGGCGCAATATTATTTTCATTAACTTTTTTTGCAACAAATATACTTTTAAAAACAGATTTAATACCTTGTTGACTTTGCTGAGGCGCATCCGGATTTAAATCATCACCCCACGGATTAACACGGGAAAGAACAACATAAATTGTGGCAATTGGTAAACCAGTAATAGGATATACCGAAGTTGGTGCGGCATAAGCCTGAGTTACCTGAGAAACTTTTGCATTGTAAGTTAATATATTTTTATAGGCCATGTTTTATTTATGAGTGTATAATAGCTGTAAAAGTATTTCCAATATCAGTTCCAAACGACATATATTTCACATAAATGGTTGATGTACCTGGAATATTGTATGTTGTTGAATTAACTGTTGAATTAAGTGCAGTACATCCGTGTGTAAATGTTTGATTTGTACCTGCAGTATTTGTAATCCACATATCAACTATTTTACCAGCAGTATAATTTGAAAAAGATACTGTTAATCCAGTAGAAGTGTTTGTACGAATTACCGAATCATTTGCAAAATCTAAAGTAATTGCAGTTTGTGCATTTGGATATGCATTTGGAATATAAATGATTCCTTTGGAAAGTTTAACTGTATTTAATTGAATCACGGCAGTATTTTGAACTGCCGAATTGGCCACCACGGCAGTAGTGTTAGCAACAATACCAGCAACGTTGGCTTGGTTTTGAGCAGTTTGAATTCGAGTGTTTTGAGTGAATTGTACACCAATTGCATACGTTGATAAAGTTGTTGCCGTAGTAATATTATCATTTTGAGTTAAATCAACAGCTCGTAAAAAAGCAATGTTAGCATTAGCTGCAATAACACCAGCCAAAGCAATTGCTATGTTAGCATTAGCCGATATTAAACCTGCTTGAAGAAGTACACTATTACTAGAACCAGTTAAGCTCACAGCAATGTTAGCGTTAGCCGCAATCATAGCGGCTTGTAATAATATTGAATTGGCTGAAGCGTTGTTTGCTACTGCTGATGCTGTAGTTGTATAATTATAACTTGCTGCGTTAGTAATCTGTTTTGTGCCGTCAGCAAAAGTAAGATACGATTGAGTGTTCAATACTAATCCGTTAGCAGTCATTAAAGCAACAATGTTATTATTTCTAACACCGCCATTAATAAACACAGTATTACTTGCATTTTGTGTACCAATAATTAAATTACCTGTTGGACTGGTAGTTGTTTTGCCCACCATATAAACATAACCATCATAAGGTTTAAATGCTGGATAACCGGCAGCAACACCATTATAATTTGAACCTTCAATGCCCATGTCAACAAAACCAAAAGTATTATCTGAATCGCTAGTAGATGCTACATAATCTGCTGAACCATTGGCATTAAAATTTTGATTATTAATTTGTAAATATGTTGCACTATTACCTGAAAATTGCCCCACAACATTTGAAAACTGTACATTATTATTACCAACAATAAGAGTGTTATTTAAATATAGATTTTGAGCAATTGCCTTAGCTGTAAATTGACCTGTTAAACCTGCAACCAAATCTACACCCACAAAGATGGTATTTTGAGTATTAGAACTAAAGGTCGTTACGACAGGTAATTGCGATATTTTTATTGTTGACATTTTTTAACCTAATAGAATTTGTAAGCCATTCTCCGTTATGATAATATTTCCAAGTTCGTCTGTAATTACAGGGAAATATTGAACTCCTAGTGCACCGTACACATAAACATTACTTGTAACAAATGTTCGATTGACGGTCATTAATGAACCAGAATTTGCATATGCAGTTAAATTGCTGGTCAAATAAACAACGCTATTCTGGTAATCAACGTTGGATACTGTTCTAACCGTATTGTTTGACACCACAACAGTATCACCAGTAAATACAACATCCCTCAATGGTTGTGTTGGATAACGATAATTACCATTATTTACGATATCATAAGAACCGGTCAATGATGATATATTTATTCGATTACTTCCAGCATTTGCTGTTACATAGGCAACATTTGCAAATGATAACCAAGGACTATCCACTAAGGTAACTGTATTTGAACTTGCACTAACCACAGATTTAATTTCAGAATGAATTGAAAAACCGTTGGCGGTTGTCATTAAAAGTTCGTTACCTACAATCATTATTTGATTTAAATTTGCACCGTACAAATAGGTGAAAGAAACCGTATTGGTACTTGAGTAACTTGTATTTGCAATCATCGTGGCGAATGATGGTGCGCCAGTATAGTAACTTAATGGGAATCCTTCATGGAAACCAGTAGCAGATATGAAATTATTATTAGCGGCCGACTCAATTGCATATCGTCCAAGAACCTTTAAACCTGTTGGATGTAATAAATCTAATAATACTTTACGATATTTGGCAATTTCTACGGATGTTGTGAGTTCATAAGTAAAATTATTATAGTCTTGATTTTGTAAAATTGAGAACCCACTTGGCTGGCCTTGAGTATTTAAATATTGACCAGAACTACTATTTAAACCGTTAACAAAAGTTGCTGTGGCAAGAGCACTACCATCACCATAATTTAAAACACCTGTGGAATCATATTTACTGGCGGCATTAATTGTATTATATGCATTGGTTAATGTTATATATTGTTGACTATTTGAAACTAATTTTAAAGGTAGTGTATAAGCTGGAAGAGATTTATAATTATAAACTCTAACATTATAAATTATTTGAGATGAATTACTACTATATGACAAAACTGAATAAGAATCCACTATTGCTGAGTATGATGATGTGAGGTAAGTAGATCCTTGAAATAAAATATCACCTTTTTTTGGTAAAGTAAATGTTGATGGAAGTTGAACTGCAAGGTCTTGTACTGCCAAAGATATGTTTGGTGTTGAACTGTAATCTTGGCCATAATCCGTTATATTGACCGCAGTAATTGCACCAATTTTGTCAGCTTGAGATGCAAATGTTGCACCAGTACCCAACACACCAGAAACAGACAATACTGCACCGCTAGCACTACCATTTGATGAATTGACAGTTAATGTTGGCAAACTATATTGATAACCCATCCCACCTAAAGCAAATTTTTGCGGATTTGTTTTAACATAAGCTACTGAAGTAATTGTATTTCCGTTTGCAATATTAACAGAAATTACGTTTGCAACTGCTCCGTAACCTGATCCTCCATTAAATACAATTGTGTCATTTGCACGATAACCTTGACCACCACTTTGAATTTGAATTGGCGCTAAAATACCTAAATTGGCAATATTGCCTTGATCGCCACTTTGTGTTGTATAATATGATGTAGCACTTATTTGTGGAGTTGTTGCAACACCTGTACCAGAAGATGATACTAAAACAGAAGAAATTGGATAAGTTGTAAATTCAATAAAACTAAATGCGTTAGCCAAAGTTGTATTTGCATTTGCCGTGGCGTTATTTGAAAAATTATAAACACTACTACCTAGTGGTGGCGGACCAAAACCTGATGCGGTATTTCCAATATAATTATTTGCAATGGTACCAATAGTATCTGTTGGAATAAAAAATACGTTTGCAAGATTACTAGGTGTAGTATCCACAGTTGCAACTTGTGCAGTAGGTAATACTTCAGCAACTGCAGTTACATTAACTATTGTGTTTGGGTTAAATCTATAACCATATCCTCCAGTAATAAGCTGAATAGAAGATAAAGAACCTTTTGTTGTAGTAGCAACAGTTGCAACAGCGCTAGTATTTGCGCCAGCATTTAACCCGCCATAAAATACTAAAGGATCGCCAGGTAAATAAAATAATCCTTGATTTTTTGAATCAATTACTATTTGATTAATTTGGCCAACAATTCTAGCCCTTAAATTATTACCATTTATAATATAATCTTGATTATTTGAATCTACAACACGAACAAATTCACCAGAAGTAAATTGTCTTAATGGATGAGAAATATAAACTTGCATTTTTGTGCCAGTAAATATTACATTTTCAATTGTTGCAAATGATTTGGTGGTTTCTCCAAATACTCTTAGACCACCTAATGGTAAATCATTAACTGATAACCAATTTAAATCTGTGGTGTTTACGTTAAGATTCTTAGCAACATACCATTCACCAGAAGATGATTTTAATACAGCGTCTTTAGTAAAGAAAAACCCAACATCAGAATTAAAAAGAATTCTAAAAAGAAATTTGTATGATGCAGTAGTTCCTTTTGATTGATATAATTGTTTTGCTAATTTAACAACTTCAACTTTATTTGCAAGTATTTCTTGAGGAAAATAAGAAAGATATTCTTTGGTAAAATAATTAATAAATTCAGCAGTTGTATTATCAATGTCAGCATAATTTAATATATTTTTTGAACGGTCTGTAACATTATTAGTTTGTTCTAGCCACTCATAGTATGCTTCCAAAAATGCTGTAAAAGTGGCATAAGATGGATCATCCCGAATAAATTCAGGTAATTGTTGTGGTATTAATAAAGATGTTTTTTGATTGTTTGGAATCATTTATTAACTCTGAGCAATAACATTTACGGTAATTGCTGCAGGATTGCTACTGTCCAACGTTAAAATGGTATTATATGAAGAAGATACTAAAGATGATACTGGTGTTACATCAACTGAAAGTTGACCTAAATCATTATCAACATTAACCGGTGAGAGAGCTATTAGTGAAACAATACCTCTAGAGTAGTCAATTGTTCCTGCATTGTTATCAAGAATAGTTTTAACATTTGTTGCATTATTATAATATGTTCTTAATGTACCAAAACGACCTTGTAGATTAACAACAGCTGCGCCTAATTGTCCTGTAGTATCACCGTTGGCTGGAGTAATTGATGCAATAGCAGTAGTATAATTATTACCAGATGTATCTACTATAATTTTTTGTATAATTCCACCAGCAATCACTGCGTGAGCCGTTGCGCCTTGGCCGTCACCTAAAATAGTAACGGTTGGTGTAGATTGATAATTGAATCCAGGATTTAATACAGATATACTCTCAACACCGTAAGTTGTTGCAGGAACTTCCTCATAAAATACTCCATCAATAATACTTTCTGTATTTGCTGGGTTAGTAAATTGCAAAGCAGGAGTACTAGAAATGCCACTCAATAAAATACCCTTTTGTAATGGAGTATTATAATATAAATTGTATGTGGAAGATGTAGTTAAACTTGGAAATATTCTTTTTTGTAATTTTAAAGAATATTCACTATTAACAATTGAAGAATCATAACTTTGAACAGTATTTAATAAATCGTATCCATTAAATGTTGAATTGAAAGTATTTAAAGAAGTGTTTGCAAATGATTGAATTGCTGATTTTACACCAGATTCTATCTGTGATGCTGTTTTTGTAGTTTTGTTCGGATTGTAAATAACATTAATTGAAACATTTATGTAAGTAAAATCTGGATCTATAATTGTGGGAGTTACTGTTAATACGCTAATTGGGTTTATAATATTATTAATAATGCTTTGTTTTTGGGCATCATTTAAAATATAAGCGCCTTTCGGTTTCATAGAAATAAACACTTGGCCAAAAACTGGCGAAGCATTTTCTTGTCCGCCCCATACCGAAACAGAATCAAAAGCAAAACCTAAATTGTTTTGTTGAATAGCAGTAATGTAATCTTCTTTAGTTACTGCACGATTTTGTGATGAAAAAGCTTTAGGGGCTTGAAATTTAATTGAATCGATGGATTCTTTATTACCACCTTGTGATGCAGAAATAACTCCTGTTACAGAAGAATCTGTAAAGCCGCCAATATTATCCATCAAAACAAAACTATTTGCACCTGAAGCCATCATGCCTTCGGTTGAAATATAAGAAACAACCACAATATTTCCGTCCTGTAATTGATAACCTAATACACCGTCACCAAAAATAATTTCATAATTGCCCTTCAAAGATTCTTGTAAAAAATATACTTGGTCAGTTGAAGTTAGAGTTAATAAACTTTCAGCTGGTTGATAAGTTGTATAAGAAGTATTTCCAGAATTTTGTTGTACAGTAACTTGAATTGTTGTAGTATCAATTTTTGAATCGGGAATTTCAAACACATATTTTGGATTAGTGGTTGAATTAACTGTAAATGTATATACTGCTGGAACACCTTGTTTGATTTGTAAATTAGTAAAATTAGCAGTACCACCAGATGTTGTAACAGTTGTCGCATCCGTAGAAACAAAATTATAATTTACGCCTTGTACTGATTCGGATATAAAATTACTGTAACGTGGTAAAGTAAAAGAACTAGATGTAACACCAGTAAATGCAACATTAATGTATGCTGTTGGCGCAATAGCAGATTTTGGAGTGTAATTTAATAATTTTGCATGAGAAACAACTGAACTTCTTTGTAAAGCGGAATCTAAGAACATTTCATTGGCTACCATATTTAAATAGTAAGCATTGTATTGTGTATTGTATGCCAAAATGTCCAAAAGAACAGACATGGCAGAACCTTGAAAGTTATAATCTTTAAAGGCATCTTGTGATTGCAAATAAGCAATAAAATTGTTTTTAATATTACTGAAATCTAATTCAGTTAATTGGATATTGTTGTTTGAAGATGCCATTATCTGGACCTTTCAAGAAGTAGATTTACCGATGTTGGCAAGGTATTATTTCCTATGTAAAATATTAAATTAATTGTAAATGAGTTTTCCTCAATATTACCCGTAACCGTAATATCTTCTATTTGTACCCTAGGTTCATAATTTGTTATAACATTTTCAATTTCAGATTTAATTAAATTGGCAGTCAAATTGGTGGCAGGTTCAAATAAAAGTTTGTTAATGTTTCCACCAAGATTTGGTTGAAATGGTCTTTCATAGAAATTGGTCAATAAAAGATTACGAACTGAACGAATGACCGCCTGGTCATCATAACTCCGAGCAACATCCTTTGAACCAGGAACAAGGTTGAATGTGAGGTCTAAATCGGAATAAAGATTGGTTAGTGTTGCCATTTGTTATTTATGACGCTTCCTATGAATTAATTCGTGTAATTAACTTGTCGCTGCCAATAAAATTATTAAACAAATATGTTTGAGTTTCACCCATGTTTGAAAATTGTCTTACTGTGTTATAATTATCTGAAAATGTTTTTAAATTGCCATAAAATGTTACATCTGCACTTCGTTGTCCCGAAAGTAAAGTATTGGTATTTGATATATCCGACAAAATTTGTGCAATCTGCGTACCTGATAAAGAAGTATTTTGGCCAACTACAGGATCACCAGTAATACTATTACCAATTAAGGTAATATAGGGATAGAGAGTATTTGATTTGGCACTAATTTGTGGTCCAATTAAAATACTGCCAAAATTACCCATAATTGGTGCTGTGTTGGTTATACTGTCTGTTTGATTGGTGATGTATAGTGCTGTTTTGCCATAAGAAATTGCAGTTTCATAATAAGGATTTGTTATATCTTCTCCCGAGAATGGAGTTATTCCAGATAATCTGTTGGTGTGAGCTTTAAAAGCAACTGCAGTTGCTGATAAAGTTTGACAAGCAGTTTGCGCACTTGCTAAAGCCGCACAATTTGATACAGCAATATTGGCCGCAATCGTATTGGCCGTTGTAAGAATTGTATTTACATAAGTTAATACAGGATTTTGAAAATAACCACTTACGGAGTTATTTGCAATATCTTGTGCTTGCCACGTTTGAATAAAAGCTGGTTGTTTTTCTAAATGACCAATAGCATTAGCTGAAAGTGGATCTACATAACCGTTTGGGTCACTAAAGTTGTAACCTAATGTTGCAAATACTCCTGTTGCATTATTAACTGTTGCCATAATTAAACTCCAAAAAAGTCGGTCAAAGGTGGGCTGGTTGGAAATCCTCTATTACCAATATGTACATGAGTATTGTAAATATTACTATTGATAGTATCAGTCATCAAAATGGCTTCCATAATACCGAACATACCAAGCGGCGCTTGTACCGATACCAGAGAAGTAATTGGTCCTACTGAATAAACACCAAGTGGTCCGGCATATAATCCGGTACCGGCATTAATACGAGATTCGGCGGAAATGGTATCTCCAGAAATTGCACCACCAACCTCTAAGTCTGACGCCATGTATATATGGTCTCCAGCAGACAGGTACATCGCACCAGTCGAACTAGATGAAGATTGAATACTCATGTCGTTGTCCGAGATTAACTTCATACCGTTGATTCCTGCAGCTCTGGCAGTCATGTCGCCTACCACTTGAAGGTTATAATTGCCATCAATAATTTCATTCTTATTACCAGTTATGTGGATATTTGAATCGCCTTTAATAACAATATTACAAACACCATTAATTTCTATGTTTTTACCTTTTACGGTAATTTCATAACCAGTACCATATACTTTGTGTACCTCATCACCATTAGGTTGCATTTCAATAAAAGTGCCTGATCGATGTGATAAACGTACCCTTTCACGGGTAGGCGTATCATCCATCTCAAACGAATGGCCAGATTCACTTTGTTGTATATTATTATATGGGTATTCTGGCTGAGCATCAGCATTAGCTGCTGATTCAGGTTGTGTCCATAAGTTTGTTGACGGATTATCCATTATATACCTTTTTTAAACTGCGTTGCAACATTAGGTATTTGTTGTGCTGCACTCACAATTGCCACAGCACCCGCAGCAGCTGTGGCCGCTTGATTAATGGTTTGATTAAATGTTTGTGCCGTTTCTTTAGCCGCTTTAATTGCATCACCAAAACCAAGGCCGCCACCGCCGGTAATGTCAGTTAAAACATTAGCAATAGATGCATATAATTTTTTTAAACAATCCTGTAAAATTGCCAATAATCTAGCAGGTAAACTTAAAATATATGCAATAATCTCTTGTATTTTTTTAATATATTTAACCACTATAGTTTCCAAATCAAGAATAGGTTGTATTACATTTTTCTGTATATATTTTAATGCTCTTGTAATTGCTTTTAAATTACTTGTTAACCATTGTGCAACTCCTGTGGCATCAGAAAATCCTAATGCTCTCATTACTGCACGAATTGCTTCCCTAATATTATTTGCTTGCGCATTTAAAAAACTTTTTAATGTATTATTTTTGATAAGGTCTGTGGCAAAATCACAACTATGCGATACTGTACTATTTGTAAAGCTAATAGAAGTATTGGCAACTAGACCTAACCCCAGAGCGGGAGTAGTAGGTTGTCCACTACCATTAAATATGCCTGTAAAAGGACTAACTGGTGGTTTGTCTGCTGTTCCAAGATTTGGTTTTATTGGTGTGACCGGCGCTTTTATTTGTTTTAATCGGTCAATAGTATATTGAAAATTAGTAGCCAAATTTGTAAAATCCAAATAAGGTGTCAATTCATCAATATAACCTTGTGCTTGGCTAGCTGTAATTGTACCAGCATCTATTTTTTTGTTTATATCATTCGATAATACAATTCCATCACGAGCGTTCATTTTGCCTCCTATTGTTTAAGACCTGGCATTACACCAAACATTACAGGAGATTGGCCAGCTTCTCCATCCATAAAGAATCCAACTACCCAATCTCCTACCATTGGTGCAGAAAACGATTTTGAATTATTTATTGGGTATATGGGGTGAGCCCAAGGTAAATCCTCAGTAGGTATTAACTTTTTGTTATTTGTGTGCCAACCAAAAATACGAACTTGACACCGACCTAAACCCAATGGGTCAATTCTGGTTTCTATTTCACCAACCCACCAAACAAAACCATTTAGTCCGGCAAAGTTGTTAATCATTTTAGACATTATGTAATTCCTTTAACCGTATTCTGCCATAAAACAGAATTATTATCTGGCGAAGCATATTGTTTAGTTGTACTTTCTTTTGTAATTTCAAGCACAGTTTTGTATTCATTCATTGTAATCATATGACGAACTGCTGTAATTAAATATTTTCCTGAATAAAATGCATCAGGTTCTTTATTATTAGGATTTTTAGACAACAGAGATAAACTAAGGTTTGTGCCAACAGTAAGACCTGGATCACCAGGCACAGAAATTTTAACTCTTGTGTAATTTGCCAATGCTAACTGTGCTGTTCTATATGGTATAAAAGTTTCAGCATAAATGTCTTTACCAACCGAATCGGGTCCTTGGGAAACAAGATAAGGCACTTGATTTTGTTTAAAATTTGAGAATACTAGTTTTGTTACTGCTTCTGGAGTTTGATTAACTCCGTCACCAAATCTATTTTTAAAAGTATTGGTAATTGGATGTTCGTTTAACATTGTTGCTTCATTGATATAACCAGCATAATCAAAATTGGTTTCTTTATATCGTCTTGTAATTGGATCAACAGATATTAATTTATTGGCAAATATACCTGAGTTGATTGCACCTAACGCATCATAAGAATTTAAAATTTCATATGTTGTAACATTATGTATTCGTTTATTTAAATTATATGTAGCATCATCTATATTTTTTGGATCATAACTATAATTATAAAAAACAGGTTCTTTCATCATAGATTGAATTGATCTAAAATTAAAGCCAAACTTATTTTCATAAAACAACATATCGGAACCAGGTTTATCTGGTTGAGGCCTAGCGTATGATGCCAAAAAATTAATTGCATCAAATGGTTTTATTGTAGGTATAACAAAATCATAAACACCATAAGTTGATTCAATCACAGCAATTTTTTTACTTGGTACTTTTAAATAGTTTTGTAGAATATCCATAACATTATCTGAAATAGTTTTGGCACGATATGATTTACTTACTTTGTATTGTTCGGATAATAACATTTCTTCAGAACAAAAATAAAGAGAATAAGATTCTGTGTCACCTTTACCTTCTGGTCGTCTTTTGTCTACTTTATATACACGAAATATTTTATCAATCCAATTAGAATTTTGATTGGTTTTACCAAATGTCATACGCAAATATTCATTGCCAGTAAGATTTAATGCTTCAATGTATCCCATAGAATCTACAACCATCAAGTAACCTGATGCTGTGTTATTAAATAAATCTTCTTGATATGATAATTCAGTCAATAAATTTTTCATGTCCATACTATCGGATGATGACAGTAAGGTTAAGTTTATTAACGCATAGTCTTTTGGATATAATACACCAGCTGGCGTTGGTGCCGAAGTAAATGTGTCTGCCACTTTATGTACCCATTAATGATTTAAATTGACTTTCAAATTGTGGTGCATAAATTGCATTTATTAATTTAATATTTCTTTTTGCTTCATTTTGTTCAGTTTCCCAATCATATATGCTAACACTTTCTATTGCAATTGTTTGTGTTGCTGTTGTACCATTAATAAATGTTATTGTTTGCGTTGAAGGTATGGTTGCCAAATATGTTGGTTCATCAATTACATAAGTTTTTGATGTTGTTGTTAATGTAGTTTGGTCAGTTGTTGTAATAATTTTACGATATTCATATGTTGTTGAAGATGTATAAGCCAAAACAGTATTGGCATTAGTATTAGCTGCAACAGAATACTTGTCGTTTAAATACAATGTAAATTGTTGAGAAGATATTGGCCATTCCCATTGCGGATCTAATATTTGATTTGAAAACAACACTAACCAATAACGATAAGGATCTCCATAATATTTGGAAGCAATAATATCTGGCGTATCACCATCTTGTATATCGTAATTATAAAATAATAAAGGATTGCTCATTAAATTTTGTACAAGTTCCACTCTTGCCAAAAGATTAGTTAAAACAATAGCATTATTTTTATTGTCGTTAGTTAAAATTTTTGGTAAAGTATTAAAATATAACATTATCTTAATTTCCCGTTAGCAATTTTATCCCTATCAACAATAACAATTTCTTTAAATGTTAGATTAAGTGTTGTTTGTACTGGCGCACCATTTTCGTGTGCAGCAAAACCATTTGGCGCATAATTAACATCAATATCAGATAAAACACAATCACCATATTTTGGCACATATTGATTTTCATTTTGGCCAATTTTAAATTGTACATTAAATATTGAAGGTGAAGTCAAAAACATACTTTGTGTTGAATCGGTTTTTCCTGCTTGTAAACCAGGTGAAAAATGATATTTAAATGTTTTAATAATAGTATCAACTTCTTGTGATTCGTTCAATGACTTTGGTGTAAACATAAACGATAATTGAAAACTACGGAAACCAACACCCCTAAAAATCATTTGTAATTGAGGGTTAATTGCATAACCTTTACCTTTTAATAAAACATCACCAACTACTTTTGCGTCAAATATCTTGCTGCCAAGGCCAGTTGCACCCATTATACTTGAAACTAAAGCTGTAACTGCTGGATCGGTTGATGCAAAATTACCTAAACTTTTTGTTAAATCTTTGGACGAAAAGGTTCCTTGTTGTCCTGCATTAGTAGCTAATTCGTCAATCATTCTTAGTGAAGATATCCCAGCACCCATATCACCCAAACTCATTTCTTGCCAATCTGCCGAATACTGTGCAGTTAATGTGTCTGGCATGTATAAAGAAATATATGCTTTTGGTTGTGTTGTTGTAGGAGATATTTGTAATGATGTGGGAATATATTTGCCAATCATGGAAGCAGATTGAACAAACCCAGTTTTTGCCAAATCAGCTGCAACGTCTGAAGTAGCCGTAACTACCGTCTGAGCGGCTTGTCCTGCCATAGTTGTAGGATTACCATTCGCCACAGTTTTAATTCCATCAGATATTGCTCCACCAAGGGCTCCAGCCGCCTGAGCAATACCATTAAGGTTGATGCTTTGACCTGCAGCTGTGTCAGCTGATGTTGAATACCCGGCAGGTATAACTTCTTTAATTAAAAATTGGACATAATGATTCTTGGTGGCATCGGTAGCAAGGTCGGAAGGATACTTTAAAGTCTGAACTCCTTTACCACCATACAAAGTGGAAAGCGGACCTTTAGCGATTTGACCTAATTGACCTGGTAAAGAAAATCCAGCAATTGATGTTGGTATGGAGATTACGGCCATTGATTAACTCTTTAAATTGAAGTATACATAGTATTTATATGGCTTATTCAGGACGATTCACACCAAAATGCCCTCAAAAATATGTTGGGGACTACACCAATATTATCTACCGTTCTTCATGGGAAGTAAAGGTAATGGATTGGCTTGACCGCAATCCTGATGTGGTATCATGGCAATCAGAAGAACTTATTGTTCCTTATAAATCTCCTGTTGACGGAAAATGGCACCGTTATTTTCCAGATTTCATTATTAAAGTGAAAACCAAAGATAATAAACTAAAAACAATGATGCTTGAAGTTAAACCAGATAAACAAACCAAAGAACCACAACAAAAAAAACGTATCACTAAACAATACATAAACGAAGTGGTGACATGGGGAGTAAACCAAGCCAAATGGAAGGCGGCTGAAGAATTCTGTGCCGACCGTGGTTGGGAGTTTAAAATTCTTACTGAACATCACCTGGGAATCAACTAAATAATCTTATGGCTTCTAAACTTACACAACTTGCACAACAAATGTCTGCATCTCAAATGCAGAAGATGTCCAAAGAATCATATCAATGGCTCTTGAAAAAAATTAGTGAATTAAGAAATCCTTCATTAATTCCAAAAACTATTGCAATTGAAAGGTCTAGACAAACTAGAAGGTTGTTTAAAGGTAGATTATACCACTTTTTTTATGACCCAAAAGGTAAAGAAGGCATGGATTACTATGACCGTTTTCCTTTGGTATTAATATTAGAAAAATATGATGACGGATTTCTAGGATTAAACCTACACTACTTACCAATTAAGTATAGAGTGGCATTTTTAGACAAATTGTTAAATTACGCCATCCTAGACGATGAAAACAATCCGACAAGATTACGCATCACCTATGATATATTGACGGCCTCCAGGCGATTTAAATCGTTTAGGCCGTGTATTAAAAGATACTTATTTAGCCAAATAAGGTCAAAAATACTTACCATTGAACCACAAGAATGGGAAGTGGCAATATTCTTACCTACTCAACTGTTCAAGGGTGCTAAACCACAGAAAGTATGGCAAGAATCCGTAAATGAAATAAGGACAAGTTAATGCCCAGCAGTCTAAACGAATTTCGTGCCAGTTTTGTAAAAGACTTGGCCAAACCTAATCGGTTTGATGTAAATATTCCTGTACCATTAACTTTGTTTCCGTACCGAAATACTGGTAGAACATTGTCAATGCGTTGTGAATCTACCGAATTGCCGAGTAGAACATTTGCTACAACCGAACAGAAGTTTGGAGCTAATCCTACTGAAAAACATCCGTATCAATCTTCATACAATGACATCACCATGACATTCATTGTTTCGGAGAGTATGGAAGAAAAGTTATTTTTTGATGCTTGGATGGAATATATTAATCCATCGTATAAATTTGATTTTAGATATAAATCTGATTATGTATCAACGTTACAAGTTAATCAATACGACCAACAAAATAAGAAAATATATTCCATTAATTTGATTGATGCTTTTCCTATTGCAGTTAATCAATTAGATTTGGATTGGTCATCAGATAGTTTTCATAAATTAACCGTGGTGTTTGCTTACACATACTGGCAAAACAATTCAATCCAAGCATTAGGTTCCAGTTTGTTACAATCCATCACAGCGGAAATTGCTGCAGGCGTTAATGATTTTACAACACAAATTCCAAATAGAGATAATTTAACAAATGTTTACAGAGTTGATTCTAAAAATTTGTCCGCTGAGGATAAAGCGGCATATAATAACGCAGGATTTTAATTAATTTTTAATATGGAGTGAAAATAAAATGGCTTTACCAAGAATTGATGCACCAGTATATGAAATAGATTTACCATTATCTAAAAAACACATTCGTTTTAGACCGTTTTTGGTTAAAGAACAACGTAACTTAATGATGGCTTTGGAATCAGATGATAAACAAACCATTGAGAAGAATATTCGTCAAGTGTTACATAATTGTACTTTGACTGAAAACGTTGATATTGATTCATTACCAATTATTGATGTTGAGTTTTACTTTTTAAATTTAAGAGCCCGCTCAGTTGGTGAGATTGTCGAAAGCAATTATCGTTGTGAAAACATGGTTCAATTAGAGAACCGTACAGATCCCACACCATGTGGTAATTCCATGAAAACCAAAATTAATCTTTTGGAAATTCAAGTTGAAATGGGCACCACAAAAGAAGTTATTAATTTAACAGACACAATTAGTATTAAGTTAAAGTATCCAGAATTTTCTGTACTGGAATCAGTTGCAAAAACTAATAATGTGACCGATATGGCTTTTGATATGATTATCAATAGTATTGAACACATTTATGATGGTCAACAATATTATTATGCCAAAGAAAGCACCAAAAAAGAATTAAATGATTTTTTAGAATCATTAAACCAAGAACAGTTTGCACAGATTGAACAATTTTTTGAGAATTTACCAAAATTAAACAAAAAGATTGAAATGAAGTGTGGTAAATGTGGTTACGACCATTCCATTGATGTGGAAGGCTTAGACAGTTTTTTCGACTAATATTTCGTTATGACAATCTGAAGAATTACTACACTACTAATTTTAGCTTGATGCAACACCACAAATATAGTCTTACGGAACTTGAAAATATGATTCCGTGGGAAAGAGATATTTACGTTACTATGCTTATACAATATATTGAACAAGAAAACGAAAAGATTAAGCAAAGACAAAAAGGTAAATGAAAAAAAGTAGCGAAGAACTATTACAAGAACTTCAAGAAGTGGATGCTTTGATTGCAAAAAAGCAACCACTTACTGGTGAAGAACGCCAACGCCTCAAAGAAATACGAGAAAGGGGTTTTCTTGCCAATCTTAGAAAAGGTGCGATAGAAGGCCAATCTCTCAAACAAAGTATATCAGAAGGTTTTAAAGCTAAAGTAGTTGGCATCAAAGAAAAATTCAATCCATTAAATATTGCAAAGACACTTGTTGGTAAAACGGGTGCAACTTTACTTGGCAAAACATTTGGTGCCAGTAAAGAGAATATGAAATATTTTTTAGGTGATAAAAAATCTTCAAGGTCTTTATCTTCAAGTGGAAAACTTGGTAATATTGATGTTGCATTTTATACCAAAATATCTGGAGGACAAAAAGATGGTCTCCGTAAAGGTGACGCTGTGTCCGATGTGGCAGGTAAATTATTTAATTTAGTACAAAATCATAACGAAAAAAATAAACTTAGTTTTGAGTTGGAAAGAAATTTTCAACAAGAATTACACGAAGAAGAAGAAAGGCGCCACAAAGAATTAATTGACCAAATTAAAGAAGGTCAACCTAAAAAATTAACTAAATTTAAACCAAAAATAACCAAAAAAACACCACAAAAAACTTCTACACCCACAACCACAAAAACCACAAAAACTACTCCTGCACCTACAACTACAAAAACACCCACACCCACTATCGCTCCGGTGGCCACAGCAGTCAAAGCAACAAATGCAACGACAGCTGGTTCTGGAGCTCTTAGTGCAGGTAGTTTAGCAGTTGGTGGTGCAATTGCTGTTGGTGGCGTTACTGGTCTTGCTATTCAAGACATCATCGAAACTGGTCCAGGCTATAATATTGTTAAACGGCCTGACGGTGCTGTAGATAAAGTAATTGGTACAAGAAATTGGAGAAATAATAATCCAGGTAATATTGAATATGGTTCTTTTGCCAAACAATATGGTGCTATTGGATCTGATGGCCGTTTTGCTATTTTTCCAACATATGAATCGGGAAGAAAAGCAAAAGAAAAATTAATATTTGATGGCAAAAATTATAAAGATTTAGATTTAAAATCTGCTATTGCAAGATATGCGCCTCCGGTAGAAAATGATACTGGAGCTTATCAGGCAAAAGTTTTAGGAGCAGTAAGTGGTGAAAATAAACGTATGCAAGATTATGATTCTTCCCAAAGAATTAAAATTATGGATGCCATGGAACAAATGGAAGGATATTATAATAAAAATAATAAAATTGTTGCCATTACAAAAGGTACTAGTACCGCACAATTAGCACAAGAAACACCACCAACAACTGGTACACAAATAGCAAATTCTTCTGTTGAAAACAAAGATTTAAAAGGCACAACTAAACCAACCAATATTGCTCTAAATAATAGCCAAACGATAAACAAGCTTGTTGGAGGAAAATCCACTCAAGTACTAAACGTAGGCAGCGATTTAGACTTACCACTTTTTATGACAGCATAATATGGCCATTAACTCATACCAAGAAGCTAACAGAATAAATAAAAAATCATTGGGTGAACTCATTCGTGAGAAAGCCATTGGTGGAAATATGGGCGCAATGAAGTCGGTTACTGGTGCCATATCAGATAAAATGGCTGCCAAAAGTAAAGGATTTAAAGAGAAGTTTGACTATTTGAATATTGCTAGAATGTTGATGGGCAACACCATGTCATCATTAATTGGTCGTGCAACTGGTCGTAAAAAAGAAGATATTGAATATTTTGCCAATAAAGGCCTAAAAAATAAAAAAGGCCGAGCTAATCAAGTTAACGAAAGAACTATTGGTAATGGATTAGGTAATATTGAACCAGCTTTGTACACCAACGTTTCAGATGGCCAAAGAGGTAAAATGAGAAGGGGTGATGGTGTTGCTGATGTATTATCAAGGTTGTATAACTTAATAAAAAGTGAATACGCCGCTGAAGCCAAAAAAATTAAAATTGAAAAAAAATTTAAACAAAAAGAAAATAAAGACAAAGAAAATTGGCATAAAGAATTATTAAGTGCACTTGGTGGCGGAGGTGGCAAAGCAGTCAAAATAGATAAAAGTGGTAACGCAAAAGAACCTTCTCTTGGATTTGGTGGCTTTAGCGGTTTTGGTGGTGGGATGCTTGATGGTATAATGAAAATGATTGAAAATTTAACACTCATGTTGGCACCGTTATTATCATTTTTGGGTGCCATGGGCAGTTCGTCATTAAGTTCTTTATTAAGGCTTGCAGGATTTTTAATAAGTCCGTTAGGATTAGGTTTATTGGCTGCTGTGGTGGCAGGAACAATTGGTAAATGGATGTGGGAACAAATAAAGTTGGATCCTCAAGCTGCATTGAGGGGAGAAGGTGGTGTTGGCATGGCAGTTTCTGGCCTTAGTTCTGAAGGACAATTACCTAGTTATGAAAAAGAACAAGCAGATAAAAATTCACGAAAGACTTACAAAAAAGTTAAAAAAGAAGGACTAGAAAAATCTTCATTGGAAGATTTAAAAGTTGCTCAACAAGAAATGATTGATATGGGTCACCTTGGTGCAGTAAATAGAGTAAAAAAAGGTGTTGGTGATAAAAAAGATGAAGCAATAGCCAAAGAATATAATGATGTTGTGTCTGCCATTGAATCTAAGTCCGCATCAAAAATTTCTCCAGAATTATCAAGTCAATCCAATCCGCCAGCACCAGTTGCAAGCACAGAACAATCGGCCGCTTCAACTGCACCAGTTGCAATGTCTGAATCCCCACCAACTGCTACACCGGCTTCTGCTGAATCCAATCCTATTGCTGCAAGAGCACAATCAGTAATTAGTGAAAATATTAATATGATGAATCAGGAATATTCTGGTACTCAAAATATTGTGGTGGATGCTTCAAAGAAAGTTAATAGTGTTGGTGGAGGCCAAGGCGTACTACTTGATACATCAGTAAATGTCCGCACTGATGATACTACACTTCAAAAAATTCTCAAACAAAATCTAAGACCGACTTAACCAATAAAAAACCCCGCCGTAGCGGGGTCAAACCAATCTAAGGAGATTTACGGTTTAATCTTCTTCTGCCAACTTGGCGAAATAAGACATATCATCATCATCTTCATGAATCTTTGGTTCAACTGATTTAGGAGCAGTACGAACTTGCTCTTTAATAGTTTCTACGGTTGTCTTTGGTGCAATTACTTCACCATTCAAACCAAGAACTTTGTCAAGGCGTTGCTTTAATTCATCATAAGATTTGAACTCTTTACCAGCAGTCAATTCATTCAAAGAGAACTCTGACTTCCAGATTTTCTCTAGTGCTGCATCATCATCTAACAAAGCAGCTGAAGAATCAAACTCAGACTTATCATAGTTCTGATAACCTTCTACCTTACGAATTTTCAACTTAAAGTTAGCACCTTTCCACATATCAAATGGATTGATTGGTGATTCATCTTCAAACTGTGGATTCATTGCTTCAGTAATCTTATCAAAGATTTTCTTACCAAAACGGAACAACTTCACTTTGCCTTCATTTTCTGGATGTTTAGGATCCGAAACGATGTACACATTGGCGATGTAATTCAATTTACGCTTTTGTTTACGGACTACATCTTTGTTGGCTTCAATGCCTGAATTCCATAATCCAGAGTTGTGTTCACATACAGGACATTGTTGGTTCTTTGTGGTCAAACAATTATCAATTAACCAACCACCAGGTCCTTGAAAACCATGGGAGAAGATTTTGACCCAAGGCAGACCATCTTCACCATCGGCTTCAGACGCTGGTAAGAAACGGATAGTGGCCATGCCATTACCTGCTTTATCAACTTCTGGTTTCCAATAGTTATCGGACTTTTCAGAACCACCTTCGGATGTTTGGGAGAGTGCCTCAACTGCTTTAGCAAGTTTGTCGAGGTTGCCAGATTGGCGTTTTAGATTTGCAAAACTCATAGTATTACCTTTCGTATTAACGGAGTATAAACGGAATATATCAAATTACTTCTCATAATCAACTGCTAGTATATCATAGTATTTAGGCGTTTGTCAAATGTACATATGCAATATTGCCATAGTAGTATGCCAGTCTTTATGTAGAATACCAATACCACCTTTTGCTGTCCATTGAGTGATATTTATTTCTGTATCATCAATAAGGATGCAATCTGGTTCTGCATAGTTCTGTTTCAACCTTTTACCTGGTACTATAATGGGGTAAAACGTAATGCCGTGTTTTTCTAACCACAACATTTTTTGCCTTGAAATATCATCATGGCGTTTTTCGCTTGCTGATGAGGTAAGCATCTGAGTAAGCACATTGGCTTTTCTCAAATACTCCAAACCTTCTGCTGCCCCTGGCATTAAATCTAGACTAGCAAACTGCTGAGTAGCAATAAACTCATCAAAGAATTTATAAAACTCTTTTTTACTTTCTGCCTCTTTTGGTGCCATATGATAGAGTTCTTTGTATCGCTTTTCAAAATCAGCAATAACTCCATCCATGTCCAAGTAGACGCATTTAATCTTAGGCCTGTTCATGTATCTTTTTCTTTAAAATATGTAAAAACTTATCT